TAACCCTACTAGAGAGGGTGGTCATAGTTTAGAGAAGTGGGGATATAAACTTGGTCTATCTAAAATTAACTTTGAAGACTATCAAAATTATTCTACACAGATGTTGGACTATTGTGTTCGTGATGTGCAGTTAAATACTCTTGTATATAAATCACTTCGTAATGAGTCAAAAGGATTTAGTAAACAATCTATTGAACTTGAACAAGACGTTGCAAGAATTGTTAAACAACAAGAAGAAAATGGTTTCATGTTTGATATGGAATCTGCTCTTGTATTACTTGCAGAACTTAGAGAAAAGTCTCAACAGATTGAAGATGAAGTTCATAATACTTTTAAACCTAAGTGGGTCGATGATAAATTAGTTACACCTTACATTAAGAAAGATGGTAACTTATCTAAACGTGGGCTTACTGATGATGAGTATCAGAGATGTTTAGATACTAATAACTTTGAACCTTTCATGAGAAAGTCTTTACAAGATTTTAATTTAGGTAGTCGTAAACAGATTGGAGAATATCTCATTGACTTTGGTTGGAAGCCTGAAAGGTTTACACCTACAGGTCAACCCATTGTTGATGAGAAAACTCTATCAGAAGTTACTCACATTCGTGAAGCTAAATTAATTGCAGACTTTTTATTAATACAAAAACGTATAGCCCAAGTTGATTCTTGGGTCGAAGCTGTGCAAGAAGATGGACGTGTGCATGGTTTTGTTATACCTAATGGTGCTATCACCGGAAGAATGACACATAGAAGTCCTAACATGGCACAAGTACCTTCAGTTCATAGTCCTTATGGTACAAAATGTAGAGCATGTTGGATTGTAGATGAAGGTAATGTATTACTTGGAGTTGATGCTAGTGGTTTAGAGCTAAGAATGTTAGCACACTATATGAATGATGATGAATATATAAAGGAGATATTAGATGGAGACATACACACAGCTAATCAAAGAGCTGCAAAACTTGAATCAAGAGATAAGGCAAAGACATTCATCTATGCCCTCATGTACGGAGCAGGAGATGAAAAGCTTGGTAGCGTGGTCGGAGGAAGTACAGCAGATGGTAAGAGAGCTAGACAATATTTCTTTGATAATAAGCCTACATTTAAGTCTCTTAGAGACAGGGTGCAAAGAGCAGCTTCAAAAAAATACCTCAAAGGATTAGATGGTAGAAAGCTTTACATTCGTAATGCTCATTCTTCTCTCAACACTTTGCTTCAAGGAGCAGGTGCAATTGTCATGAAGAAAGCATTGTCTATTTTAGATGATGTCTTAAGGCTGAATACAGTACCTTATAAGTTTGTTGCTAACATCCACGATGAGTGGCAGATAGAAGTACCTAAAGATAAAGCTGATTTTGTAGGTCAGTTTGCTGTTGATAGTATTATAAAAGCAGGAGAACATTTTAATCTTAGATGTCCTCTTGATGGTGAATATAAGATAGGAGGAAACTGGAGTGAAACCCATTAATAAACATACACTAGATAATCGTAAAGGAGATTTAGCCGAGTTCTATGCAGTAACTTGGCTATGGGATAAAGGTTATGAAGTATTTAAAAACTGTGGTTGTTCGGGACCAATAGATTTAATTGCTACAAAAGATGGAGAGATGACTTACATAGATGTTAAAACAAAATCAGGTAGGTCAGGTAGGTCTAGAACAAAAACTCAATTAGGTTTGAATGTTCGTATATTAAATTTTAATCCTGCTACTAGAAAACTTAAATTTGTAAATCATAAAAACAATGACTAAAAATAAGAAAACACTTGACACTTTAGTAGAAGACATATATAATAAATTGTCTGCTCTAGGAAAAGGAGAACATCTTGACATAGATGAAGATACTATTGAGCAGTTTGGAGAGTCCATGAAAGAGATTCTTTACAACTGGTCTCACCCTTCTCCTAGAGGTAAACCTGCCTTACGTATGTCTAACATAGGTAAACAACCTAGACAACTTTGGTATGAGATGAACTCTGTTAGTGACGATACAGAAGTTATATCTCCACCTACATTTATTAAGTTCTTATACGGACACTTACTTGAAGAGATAGTTTTATTTCTTGTTAAGTTATCTGGACACGAAGTTACTAGCGAACAGAAAGAAATAAAAGTTTCAGGTATCAAAGGACACATGGATTGTGTCATTGATGGTGAAGTTGTAGATGTTAAGACTGCTTCAGGATTTGCCTTCAAGAAATTTAAAGATGGTACTCTAGCAGAACAAGATGCTTTTGGATACATGGCACAACTTGCAGGTTATGAAGCAGCAGAAGGTACAAACAAAGGCGGGTTCCTTGCTCTTAATAAAGAGTCAGGCGAGTTAGCTATGTTCAGACCTGATGACTTTGATAAACCTAATATCAAAAAGAAAATAACTGATATTAAAAAAGCTGTTAAGTTAAAGACACCACCAGATAAATGTTACAGTCCTATACCTGATGGTAAGTCTGGTAATATGCAGCTACCTAAAGGATGTGTCTATTGTAGATACAAGTTTGAATGTCACAAAGATGCAAACGAGGGTAAAGGTTTAAGAGTGTTTAAATATTCTAACGGATTAAGATACTTAACTCAAACACCTAAAGCTCCTAATGTTATAGAGGTAACACAAATATGAATGGTAGAAAAGCAAAACGATTAAGACGTAAAGCAGAAGACTTACTTATAAGTTGGATAAGAACTATGGTACCTGAAGGAGAAGATGCTACTAAGATTAATAAGAAAAACTTACATGAGTTTTTACCACAACAAACACATATCTTTGCTAACAATAGATTTATGTTGAGTGCATACAGTCTTAGGTGGTTTTATAAAAAGGTAAAACAAAATCCTGATATTACTTTGGAAAACTTGAATGCCTAAAAGAGTACCAAGAAAGCCAAGACCTAAAAAGATTAACGTACCAAAAGGATATGATAGTATTTGGGAATATGAAATACATCAAACAGTTTTAAAAGATTGGAGTCATCATTGGGATAACATAAACTATGTAGTTAAACATAAGTATGAACCTGACTTTGTAAAAGTTATAGATGATAAAACAATTTTAATAGAAGCTAAAGGTAGATTCTGGGACTATGCAGAGTACAGTAAGTACATACATATACGTAATGCTTTACCAGATAACTATGATTTAGTTTTTCTTTTTCAAAAACCTTACTCTCCAATGCCGGGTGCAAAGGTAAGAAAAGATAAAACAAAAAGAACTCATGCTGAATGGGCAGAAACAAATAACTTCGTTTGGTATAGCGAAGAAACATTACCGGAGGAATGGAAAAGTGGATTATAAATTTAACGAAGATAAACTTTTAAATGAGTTAAAAGCATACATAGGTAATACATATGCTCAACACTATGCTAATGGTAAGTACCAAGCAACTGATATGATAATTGATTCAGGATATGGAGAAGGCTTTTGTCTTGGAAACATTATGAAGTATGCTATGAGGTTTGGAAAGAAAGATGGAAAGAATAATTTAGACTTGTATAAAATAATCCACTATGCTATAATAGCATTGTATGTAAACAATAAGGAACAAGATAATGGTTGAAGATAAAATAGGGACTAAGCCTTACTTAGGAATTGAAATAAACTATGACAAAGAAAAAACATTTGATAAATTTAGTTTAGATACACTCAAAGATAGATATTTTTGGGAAGGAGAAACACATGCACAAGAAGCATTCGCAAGAGCCTCCGTCTTCGGAGCAACTTTCAAAGGCGAGACAGATTTTGAGTTGGCTCAAAGACTTTATAACTACTCTTCCTCTCGTTGGTTCATGTTTAGCACTCCTATTCTTAGTAACGGGGGTACCACTCGTGGGCTTCCTATCAGTTGTTTCCTCAATTATGTTCCTGACAGCAGGGGTGGTTTATCTGCTCACTATGATGAGAACATTTGGTTGGCAAGTTCAGGTGGAGGCATCGGTGGATATTGGGGCGATATTAGGAGCAATGGTATTTCAACTACTCATGGCTCTCGTTCTACTGGTTCAATTCCTTTCATGCACGTAGTCGATTCTCAGATGTTAGCCTTTAACCAAGGCACAACAAGACGTGGTTCTTATGCTGCTTATATGGACATCAGCCATCCGGAGATTGAAGAGTTTATTAACATGAGAAAAGAATCAGGTGGAGATATAAACAGAAAGAATCTTAATCTTCATAATGGTATAAACATTACTAACACTTTTCTAAAAGCTGTAGAACTAGATGAAGACTGGAGACTGATAGACCCTAAGACTAACGAAGCTGTAAAGACTATTAATGCTAGAGAGTTATGGTGGCAGATAATAAATGCTAGAGCTGAAACTGGTGAGCCTTACATGGTTAATATTGATAAGTGTAACGAAGCTTTACCAAAACAACAAAAAGATTTAGGACTTAAGATACGTCAAAGTAATTTATGTTCTGAAATAACTTTACCAACTGATGAAGAAAGAACAGCAGTATGTTGTTTATCTTCTGTCAACTTAGAATACTTTGATGACTGGTCAAAGGACGATAACTTTATACAAGATTTAATAACCATGCTTGATAATATAATTCAACATTATATTGACAATGCAATAGATACTACACAACTAGGAGAATACAGTGCAAATTTTAAACGCTTTCAAAAATATGTTAAAGAAGGTAAGGAAGGCTTTACCAAGAGTGCCTACTCAGCGTATAGAGAAAGGAGTCTCGGTCTCGGTGCTATGGGTTTCCATGCTTATCTTCAATCTAGGAACATTCCTTTCGAAGGTATTTACGCATCTGGGTTTAACTATAAGGCATTTACTTACATTAAAGGAAAGGCAAAGGAAGCAACTAAAGAGTTGGCTATTGAAAGGGGCGAGGCTCCTGACATCCACGGTAGTGGTAAGCGTAATGCTAATCTCCTTGCTATTGCTCCTAATGCTAGTAGTGGTATCATTTGTAGTGGGACTTCTCCTAGTATTGAGCCTTACAGGGCTAACTGCTATACTCACAAAACTTTATCCGGAAGCTATCAAGTAAAAAATAAATATCTTGAAAAGCTTTTGAAATCAAAAGGTTTAAAAGTAAATGAGTTAGAAAAAATTTGGAAAGACATATCGGGTAGTGATGGTTCAGTCCAACACTTAGATGTTCTTACTGATGATGAGAAAGAAATATTTAAAACAGCTAATGAGATAAATCAAATATGGATTATTGAACATGCTGCTAAACGACAGGAGTTTGTGTGCCAAGCACAGTCTGTCAACCTGTTCTTTACTTTACCAAAGGCAACTGAACCTCAAGAAGTACATGATGAATATATGCAGTACGTAAATGATGTTCACTGGTATGGTATGAACAAACTTAAATCGCTTTACTATTTCCGTTCTAATGCTGCTCGTACAGTAGAGAATGTAAATGTTAAAGTACCTAGAATAAATTTAGAAGATACAGAATGTATCGCATGTGAGGGATAGTATGGAGTGTTGGCACTGTAAAACAGAATTAATATGGGGTGGAGACCACGACATAGACGAAGAAGATGAGAACTTTATGATGGAAACTAACTTAGGTTGTCCTAAATGTGGTTCACTAACAATAGTATATTTACCAAAGGAAAAATAATTATGAGCTTATTAACAACGAGAGATTACTACAAACCGTTTGAATATCCATGGATGTTTGACTACTATGTACTACAGAATCAAATGCACTGGATGCCAGAATCTGTACCATTACATACAGACGTTAAAGATTGGCAGGAACTTTCAGATATAGAAAAGAATTTACTTACACAAATATTTAGATTGTTTACTCAGTCAGATGTAGATGTAGGTGCAGGATATATAGATAAGTATATGCCTATCTTTAAAAAGCCAGAAGCTAGAATGATGATGGGTTCTTTTGCAAACATGGAATCAATACATCAACATGCTTACAGCTTGTTACTTGATACAGTTGGAATGCCTGAGATAGAGTACAAAGCTTTTGCAGAGTATGAAGAGATGTCAAACAAGCATGACTATGTTGGAAACTTTAAACCTACTAAAGCTAAGAAAGAAACTATTGCAAAAACTTTAGCAGTTTATTCAGCTTTTACAGAAGGACTACAGTTGTTCAGTAGCTTTGCAATCTTATTAAACTTTCCAAGGTTTGGTAAGATGAAAGGTATGGGACAGATAGTTACTTACTCTATCCGTGATGAGTCTATGCACGTTGAAGCTATGACAAAATTGTTTAGAGAGTTTATAAAAGAGAACATAGAAATATGGACAGATGATTTTAAAGCAGAGCTATATCAAATATGTAGACACATGGTAGAGCTTGAAGATAAGTTTTTAGATTTAGTTTTTGATATGGGAGATATCCAAGGACTAACTAAAAAAGATATGTATGCTTATAATAGATACATAGCAGATAGAAGATTACTTCAACTAGGTCTTAAGACTAACTATGACCAGAGAGAAAATCCTCTTGGTTGGATTGATGAAGTAACCGGAGTAGAACACCAGAACTTTTTTGAAGGACGAGCCACTACCTATATGAAAGCAGGACTACGTGGTAGACAAGATAGTATTAAATTTACAAACTTAGAGGAATCAAATGATTAATAAATCAGAAGCTAATTTAGTAAGCTTCAAAATACTTTTGACTAGAGATAATAAAATTGTAACAGAGTTTAGTATGTTACCGGAAGATATGGTTGATGAGGTTTTTCCTCTTGACGATAGACCATTGATGAAAACTATTATTAGAAACGGTAAAGCTAAATTAGAAAACTTACACGATTACTTTCAAAGAGAACTCAATGCTCTGCAATAGTGTAGATAATTATCTCGTCTTTCTTACCCTTTACTTTTATAGGGTCTAAATAACGAGTGGGTATATCAGAGTTCATAGCTGTGGTATACCCAATTACTATATCTTCTCCTACTTCTTTAGTAGAACTCTCTAGCCTTGCAGCTAGATTAACAGCATCACCAATAGCAGAGTAATCAAACCTTGTATCACTTCCCATATTACCTACAACTGCCTCTCCTGTATTTATTCCTATACCTATCTCTATTCCTAAATCGGCTTCAGCCATATCTTGTTTTATTTTCTGGGCTGCTAGGATGGCTTTGTTCTCATGGTTAGGTAAGTCTA